GACACGATATCTTATTTTTATAATAAGAATGATGAATTAATAACAATAGTACAAGAAAATAGTGATATATATACAACATTAATACAAGTATCATCAGCACTAACAAATCTATACAACTTAGAACACGGCTCAATTAGTTAATTAAAATAATAGAGTAGGGGATCAATGATCTACACCTACTCTATTTTTATATCAATATCCAACGAGATAATCAAAGCCTACTAGCATAATAGAAAATAGTCTGGCACTATAATTTCAAGTGTGCTACCCAGAACTAACAGTGATATGCACGTTGGTTGATACCGTATCAAGTTAATATGATAAAGCTGATAAAACAGCTTCTTTACAGCGTAAATCTTTAAATCTGAAACACCCTTTTTCAAAGTAGTATCTCATATTTAAAAGCAAATAATCATTCTTTCTAAGCATAACAAAATTTATATTATGGTCTTCTGTTGTAATACTGATTCTTGTAGGGTATGTGCTGTCAGCTTTATCGTCACAGTAAATAACACCAGTTTCAGCAAATTCACGGATTGCATAATCAGTACCTTTATATCTAAGAGTGCAAATATATTCACTTTTACCAACAGGCTTTTCAATAAAAGTCTTGTTATCATTTAGATAGACACATTCACTACTATATGCGACATATTCATTTCCAGAAAATGCTCGGTTAAATGCGCTTTCTTTTTGTGCTTTACTAGCACTTTCGTTGAATCCCTGTTCCAGAACAAAGCCGTCACCTCTAAGAAACTTTGTTTCATCACGGAGCCTTGCGCTAATACCCATTTCTGTATAATAAGGGTTTAACAGACTAACTGGATTGCTAAGCATAATCAAAGGAACATATCGCACCTGTTTCCCTTGCCCTCTGGCAATACTTGTATGAATACTGATCAACTTTTTTACTTCATCTGCGCAGTAATGATTCGTCTCACTCTGAAATTCATCCATTAGCATACGTTGAATATCTGAAAAGAAGTGACTGTACTTTTTAATCTGGTCAGCACTATTAATACTAACGGCATACCCACATGGTATTAATACTTCTGCATCATCCAATTTAAACAGATACAATTCGTGGAAAATGCCTTTTGCTTTTCTTTTTGATAACATACCGTATTCTGGAAAGAATAAAGACCCAATGTCATCAAAGAATTTTTCTGCAACATTGTCCAATTCATAGTTATAACGATAAACAAGACAAAATTTTTCTTCATATTTTAAAAAACGGTTCATCAGATATCTACTATAATATGTTGTCTTTCCACCGCTACGATTTGTTGTACACATAAATATCTCTGGTTTTTCACCATTTATATCTAACATTGACAATAACTTTGTTCCGTCATAATATTCTGACATTTATTTTTTCACCTCATTTCTATAATTAATTATAACAAAACTATTGCAAAAAGTCAATAAGTATGCTATAATAAAATAAAAAAGGTGGTGAGGTAAAGTGGAAGAGTTTTACCCTATTATTATTGCACTCATTTTTAATTTGTTCGATTTAATCAGTGGTATTATTTCAGCAGTTAAAAGTAAAGACTTACAGTCTGCAAAATTACGAGATGGTTTGTTTAAAAAAGTAGGATTCATTATGTGCTACATTTTAGCTTATGTAGTAGATTCCTATGGTGGTTACATAGGTTTAAACTTAGGCGTTTTGATTTTGCCAATTGTAGTTCTTTACACATGTACAACAGAACTGGTATCAATCTTAGAAAATATCAGTAAGATTAATTCTGATTTGTTACCAGAAAAATTGATGGAATTATTTCATATCAGTAGAGGTGAATAACATGAAAATTTACTTATCGCCTAGTGACCAATGGTCGAATATTTGCTCTGGTTATGGTCACAGTGAGGCATATCACTGCACACAAATCGCAGACGAGTGTGCAAAATACTTGAGAGGTTACGGCTATGAAGTTTTAGTAGGAAACAATTCCGAAGATGGAACATATCCGAACCGTGTAACCGAATCCAATGACTGGGGCGCAGATTATCACATCCCGATCCACACAAACGCTGGCGGTGGGCAGGGTACACTGGTCATGACGTTCCCTACTACTGTAAATGATAGTTATGTTACATCTGTATATAACAAGGTTGCTTCTCTTACACCTACACCAGATTATGGTGTTCGTAGTGATGAAACACTTTATGAAATTTTAAACACAGTTGCAACCTGTATTTACATCGAATGTGAATTTCATGACACAGAAACCTTAGCACAGTGGATTGATGAAAACGTGACAGCAATCGGAAAAGCAATCGCAGATGGTTTTGCTGAAGTAGACGCACTTACAATTAACAACGGAACAGGTAACAATCATACAGATAGTAATGTACTTTATAAAGTACAGTGCGGTGCTTTTAAAAACAGAAGTAACGCAGAAGCATTGAAGCAGTCACTTATTAACAATGGTTTTGAAGCGGTGATTAAGGTGGAATAAAATGCCAGATATTAATAAAGCTTATACATGGGCGATTCAAACGTGTAATGCGCCTAACATCGGTTATTCTCAAACATACAGGAATCAACAAACAGTAGGTGGGGTTACCTATTATGATTGCTCATCCTTTATTAATTATGCGTTATTAGCAGGTGGATTTGATACACCAAGTTATGCACCAAATAGTAATTCGTTTACAACCTATTCAGAACCAGATGAATTACTACGATTAGGGTTTACCGAAGTTGATCCAAATGGTGAAATACTTCCCGGAGATATTGGTGTATCAAGTTACCACACAGAAATGTGTTATGAAAAAGGTACAGGTTCAGCAATTTTTATGGGAGCACACACCGATTTAGCACCATTAGCTGATCAAGTATCAATTGGAAATTACACTCAAAGTTTTCCTAGAATATTTCGGTATGGAAGCGGTGGTGCTACTGGTTATGGAGCAAGCATTTATGTGATATCTGCTTTGTGTGGTAATGCGTGGAGAGAATCCCACATTAACCCTGCACAAGAAGAGTTATCTGGAGGTGGTGGGTTTGGTATTTTCCAGTGGACAGGCGAAAGAAGAACAGCACTAGAACAATGGTTATCTGAAAATGGGTATGACAGAACTTCACCAGACGGGCAGGTAAAATACTTATTTGTTGAAGCTGACTGGATAGGTGAGTTTGCAGGAATTACATCACTTGATGAATTTATTAATTCAGATAGTAGAGATATTCCATCATTAACAGAAGCGTTTATGAAATGTTGGGAACGTCCTGCTGAAACTGATCCGTCTCTACGAATTGAATATGCAAACAAATGCTTTGATTTTATTCAAGAACACGCTCAAGATTCCTCAATCAATTCGTGGGTAATTAAAAATGAATTACTAGACGAACCAGATATTTTAAATAATGCAGTCATGATGTATAGATTGCTTAGTGCAGGTGGAGGTTCTGGTGGAACAGCAGGAAGTAAAAAATCAAAAATGCCTGTATGGATGATGATACGTTACAAATTATTTTAAAGAAGAGGTGAAAAATATGGTATTTAAACAAGGTATTTATAAACACGAAAACGGATTTACAATCATGGTTGCAGAAGACGGAAGTGTAATGCTTTCGCCAAACCATCCATTGTCACTTAGACTTAGTGAAATTTTTGATTGTAGCAAATGGACAAAAATCGGATAGGGGGGTAAGAAATAATGAGTGTTAGAACAAGAGAAGAATTGATTGAATCAATTAACACATTAATTGGTGAAGATACTTCTGACGACAGCTTAGCAATTTTGGAAGACTTCACAGACACATACAATGATCTGTCGGAGAAAGCAAGTGATAACACAAAATGGAAAGAGAAATATGAGGAGAATGACAGTGAGTGGAGAGAAAAATATAGAAAAAGATTCTTAGAGGGAGACGGAAGAATCGAGGAAGAGGACACAGATGAACCAGATCCAGTTCCTACTAGGTACGAAGATTTGTTCACCAATAAATAATTTTAAAGAAAAGGAGATGTAAAAGATGCCGAGAAGAGTATCAGTTAGCACATTGAATGCTTCTACATTGGATATTCTGAATGTAATTCGTCAGAATGCTTCCTATGATTATCAGCAGAATGTGCCAGTAGTAAAAACCGCAAACGATATCCCGAAAGTCGGAGAGGTTTTGATGGGACAGCCAGCACTGGCTAACCAGTTTATTAACGCACTTGTAAACCGTATTGCGATTGTAAGAGTGCAAAGTGCAACATTTAACAATCCGTATTCAATGCTTAAGAAAGGCTATATTGAATTTGGTGAAACAGTAGAAGACATTTTTGTTTCTATTGCAAAGGGTGTAGACTTTAACCCAGAAAAAGCAAGAGAGCGTGAGTACAAAAGAACATTCCCAGATGTTCGTTCTGCTTTCCATGCTATGAATTGGAGAGTAATGTACCCTGTAACGATTCAGGATGAAGACTTGAAACAGGCATTTCTGTCTATGGACGGTGTTCAGAACTTGATCGCAAAAATTGTAGACGCTGTTTACACAGGTGCTGAATATGATGAATTCCTGTTATTTAAGTATCTGTTGATCAAAGCAATTAGTCACGGTAAAATGAAACCTGTTGCTATTGGTGACGGAACAGACTTGAAAGAATCTGCTGTGCAGTTCAGAGGTGTGTCTAATCTGTTACCGTTTATGTCTGGTGAATACAACGAAGTTGGTGTAAAAACAACTACACCGAAAGACAGACAGGTGATCTTTATGGACGCTATGTTTAATGCACAGTTTGATGTTAATGTACTTGCAAGTGCATTTAACATGGACAAAGCTGATTTTATGGGAAGACTGTTTTTGATTGATAACTGGACTAGTTTTGATAACGAGAGATTTGACATTATCAGAGCAAATTCTGACGGAATTGAAGAGGTTACATCAGAAGAGCTGGCGCTACTTGCTGATGTAAAAGCTGTGATTCTTGATGAAAACTGGTTTCAAGTTTATGACAACAATAACAAGTTTACCGAGAAATATTCTGCAAGCGGTTTGTACTGGAATTATTTCTATCATACATGGAAGACAATTTCAAACAGCCCGTTTAGCAATGCTGTTGTATTTGTTACAAGCACTGCAACTATCACAGCACCAGAATCTGTGACAGTAGAAATTTCTAGTAAAGATATTGCAGATGTTGGCACTGTATTTGCACTTGAAGTGCAGGAAGATAACGCAACCTTGCAGAATGGCTTCTACGAGTTTGTTCAGACAGAAGATGCTACAACAAAAGGAATTGCTATTCAAAAGTACGGTGCTGTAACATTCCCTGTTGGTCAGACAACTACGAAGTTACAGATGATTTATGGTGGTGTTGCTTACACAGCAACAACGGAACTTACGACTGGTGCAAATGTAGGTGCTACTCTTACATTTAGCAAGTCATAATTTAAGTGTAACTATATCTTGTGCAATGGTGGGTGAAATATCCCACCATTAAATTAAAAAAGAGGTGATAGTATGAAAGAGTTTTATAAATCAGATACAATTGACGCTTTGGGAAATGCCCATGAAACAGTTGGGGAGAATATTCGGTGTAAAGAGAATGTGCTTGCTGTGCTTACTGGAAAAAGTAATGTTGCACTTACAAGTGAAGAACTTAGTGCGATTAAGAAATATTTAGGTATTGCTTAACCTGCAACAGTTAGAACAAGAAGTAGAAAAGTAAGTGAAGGTAGTGAAAAATAAGAGGTGTTGATTATGTATGTAGAACCTAGCACAAATATCAGAATATTGAAAGATGTGCCGCTTGATAATAGTTATGAGCATACACTTTATTTTGCGGACGTAGGTTCGCAAGTTGATTACTTTACAAGTAAAGCGAAATTTTCTTTGACTAACCAGACATACCAGAGAGTAAATCGTGGGTATGCGAGGGTGCAGAAAACCGCTGATGAATTGTATGATTGTAATTACATGATGTTTCAGAATAGTGGGTTTGGAAATAAGTGGTTCTATGCTTTTATTACTAGTGTTGAATATGTGAATAATGTGACAAGTGAAATTCAGTTTGAGATTGACGATATACAGACATGGTATTTTGATCATAGATTTGAAATGTCATTTGTTGAAAGAGAACATAGTGTTACAGATGAAATTGGTGATAATATTATTCCAGAGGGTCTTGATTTGGGGGAGTATGTTTTTAATGGGAGTTATTCTGATATTTTTCCTACAAATGTACTTGAACCTTTAGCGATCGTTATTATGATTTCTGATAATAACGCTAGTCCAGATGGAACTTTATATGACGGTGTATATGGTGGTGCTACTATGTTTGCTTATAATGCTGATGATACAGAAAGCGTTAAAACCAAACTTGATTCGTATGCTCAAAAACCAGACGCTGTTGTTGGAATGTACATGTGCCCTGTTATTGCTTTTGGTATGGCAATTGAAACTGGCGGAATTAAAGTAGAATTTTCAAAAAGTGGTCAAACACTAGAAATTAATAACATTACACCTATTAATAAAAATTTTAGTGTTGATGGTTATGCCCCTAAAAATAAAAAACTTTTAACTTATCCTTATAACTATTATCATGTTGACGCAGGTGGAGACCAAAGCACTGCTTTTCGATATGAGTTTTTTAAGGATATGCAACCGCAATTTAAAGTAGATTTAACAACTACTATGCCGATTGAATGTACTCTTAGACCTGTTAATTATAAAGGAAGTGCAGATAGACTTAGTACAGAATCTTTGACTTTAAGAAATTATCCGATGTGTTCATGGAGTACAGACGCATTTAGGGCGTGGTTAGCGCAAAATTCATTACCTATTTTAGGTACTACTGGCGCTTTAGTTGCCGCCGCTACTGCTAGTGCAACATTTGGTGTAGGGATACCTGTTTTAGCTGGATTAAGTGGAGCGAATGCTGTTGCTGGTCTTTTAGGGAATGGTTATAAAGCTAGTATTCAAGCTGATATTACTAAAGGTAATCTTGATCATGGTAACGCTAATATTGCTAGTAAAACACATAGATTTAATAGTGGGCGTGTGAGTGTAAGTAGTCAATATGCTAAAATGATTGACGATTATTTTACAATGTATGGGTATGCTACTAATCGTTGTAAGATTCCGAATTATAGTGCTAGACCGCATTGGAATTACTTAAAAACTCGGAATGTTAATTTGACTGGTAGCGTTCCAGCTAACGCTATGAGTCATCTTTGTAAGATTTATGACAATGGTATTACATTCTGGAAGAATCCAAGTGAAGTGGGTGATTACTCACTAGATAACAGTCCAGTATAAGTGAGGTGATAACGTGGGAAAACGAAAGACTTATTTTGATGAAAGTGCAATTCTGAATAATAGAACTTATGTGCAGTATGTTAATAGATTAACTGAACTTGCAATCTCTATGTTTGAGTGGAAAGGACTACCTGAATCTGTTGATAGTAGGTACATTGAGTTACACCTCTTTTCTAATGGGTGTATGGTGTATTTCGATGATGAAGTGATGGGAAATCTTTGTCTTGATTGCACCTACAACGGCGGTTTAGATGTGTACGGTTATCCTATTTTAAGGAGAGCGTATAGTAGTTATAACGGATATAACAGATTGCTAAAAAATAGTAATTCGGTGATCATCTGGAATAACCTATTACATATACCAAGTGAAGCGGATATTAGAGCATACGCTAGAAGACTATGGGTGTTAGATAGAATTATTGATGTAAATGCTAATGCGCAGAAAACACCTGTACTGGTTCAAGGGAATGAAAAACAAAGGTTGAGTTTAATTAATCTTTATAAAGAATATGATGGAAATGCTCCTGTTATTTTTGGAGATAGTTCACTTAATACAGAGGGATTGAAGAGTATTAGCACAGGTGCACCTTATGTTGCTGATAGAATATATGAACTTAAAACTCAAATATGGAACGAAGCATTGACATATTTAGGTATTAGCAATATTAATATTCAGAAAAAAGAAAGATTAATAACTGACGAAGTTACTAGAAATCAAGGTGGAACTGTTGCTAGTAGGTATAGTAGACTGGAAGCTAGACGACAGGCGGTTGAAAGAATTAATGCTATGTTTGGAACTAGTATTGAGGTCAGTTATAGGGAAGATTATCAAGAAATTGAACCAGAAAATGTTATTAACAATATAGATGATGGGGGTGATGATGATGAGTAAGTACACAACAGAGGTAAGGTTTATTTGTGAAAACTTTGCTGGGTTAAGTGAGAGTGCTGGTGGCAATAGTGTAGATGGGGTTTTGGAGAAAAGCTGGAATAAGGTGTTTGATAGTGGTGTGAAGTTCTTTGATGAAGAGTATAGGAAAGTGCTTTGCAAGAAGATTTTGAAACATTACTATACAAGGGAGATTGGTTGTGAAACGGTTGGTCTGTGGAAACTTTGGATGAATACGAAGTTGGAAGAGATCATGCCGTATTATAATCAATTGTATGAGAGTGAGTTGTTGAAGTTTGATCCGTTGACTGACACTAAGATTGAGACTACTGGTAATAGTAGAGGAAATAGTGATAGGGATAAGAGCGGCACTGAAAATACGAATGATAAAAGGGATATTTCTGGTACTAGTGATATGAATAAAAATGTTAATAATAGTGGTAGTAGTGAAAATAATACTGATAGATCTACTCACGGTGATAGCGTTGAAAGAGATTTGTATAGTGATACACCGCAAGGTAGTTTACAGAATGTTGAAAATGAAACGTACTTGACGAATGCTAGAAAGGTTAGTAATGATAGTAATGGTACAGATAATATTACTAGTAATGATACATTTAATAGTAACAGTGTAGATAAAACCACAAATACTAATACAAGTAATGATGTGTTTACAGGAAAGCGAGATAGTGCAGAAAATGAAAGTGTTAATAGTACAGAAGATTATGCTGAAAGTATTATAGGTAAACGAGGAAGTGGAAGTTTTAGTAACTTATTGAATGAATTTAGGAAAACGTTTCTTAATATTGATATGATGGTTATTGATGAATTTGAAGAAATGTTTTTTCAATTGTGGTGAGGTGATAACATGATAAATAAAATTAGATACTATTGTCAGAAAATACTACCGTTAGTATACGACGACAGTTTAAGTTACTATGAAGTATTATGTAAGGTAACAAATAAATTGAATGAAGTTATTGAATCTAATAATAATTTAGCTACAGAGTGGGAAGATTTTAAAAATAGTTATAACACTAATTTATTTAACACTGTTAATAAAATATTAACAGAGTGGTTTAATGATGGATCAATAGAGGGTCTAGTAAAAGCTAACTTAATTGAAAACCAATTTGCCGAAAAAACAGTTGCTTTTATTGGTGATTCTACTGTGTATGGCGATGATACAACAGGTGGACAAACAAGCGTTACATTACCTAGTGCATTTCAATCTATGACAAATTGCAAAAGTTTAAATTATGGGTCTAATGGCATGACCGTTACAGGGAGAACAGGTAACACATTATACACTAAATTAGAAAGTTTAAACCTGAATAATGCCGACTATATAGTAGTGTTATGTGGGTATAATGACTGGAACACCGCGCAGCCTATTTCAGAAATCAGCAGTGTTACTAGTTATGGACATTTTAAAAATGCTCTATATTACAACCTTAAAACAATTATCAATAACACTAAAAGTAGTGCTAAAATTTACATGTGTACTATGTTACCGTCTGGACAAAGTGTGCAGGGTATTCCTAACAAATTTAACGTACTATGTGAAAGCTACGTTAATGCTGTTTGTGACACTTGTTATAAATTAAATATACCTGTTATTAATTTGTTTAAAAGTGTCAACATTAACTTAGGTAACTGGAACGAATTACTTATTGATATGACACACCCAACTAGTGAAACATACAAAATGATTGCCGAAGCTATGATTTATGCAATGGGTAGTGGAGAATGTTGGGATAAAATTGATTACACAGGTGATAATATTATCGGTATCAGTGATTTTAAATCAAAAGCTAATAGTCTTAGTGTTAATGTAAATACTAATAGTTTTACATTTTCTGGAGAAACTCAAAGTGCTATTAGTTATGTAAACTATTCGCTACTTAGTGGTCAGTATACGGTAGGTGCAGAAGTATATAATAATGACACTAATAAACATACATTGCAGTTAAAAATTGATGGTGATATTGTTTATCAAACAACACTATTAAATGGTAAAAATTATATCCACGATATGATAAGATTAGCTGAAAGTTATTATAATAAACCTATCACAATACTTATTAGTGATATGACTACACAATCACCTAGTATAGAGATAAATAATTTCTATATTATTAAAGGATTAGTTGAAAGTTATAATAACGTAGGTATTAAAAAATATAGTGGAACACT